ATATCACTCAAATCAGCATTATACAAAGTATATCGAACCATAGCTTGTTCAGCTTCTAGTTTATATGTATCACGCAAAGTTCTAATTTCTTTAATATGATTTGCCTGTGAATAAATATTATAATCTTTAGCACTCAATGATTGCTGAATTAAATCTGATGTTACAAGTTTGGGAGATAAATATTCAACCATCATATAAATACTAAGTATTTCAATTTCTTCATCAGTTAAATCAATATAAAATTGACTAGAAATATCATCACGTTGAGACAAATTATTTTTGCAACGCTTAAATTTTGTAATAGAAGACTTTAAATAACCAAACAAATTACTTTTTAATGTAGTATCATCCATGCTCAAAAAAGAATAATCGGAAATTTTTTGAAGAAAAGATTGATAAATAGAATCATAGGGTGTTGCCATAAAACATCACCCCTTTACTCAATCGAGTAGTGACATTAGATCAGTATTTAGCACCTTTTCAATGGTGCGAACAACCTGAAGATTAGTCAGCGTTTCATTTTTGATTCCTTCACGAGCTTTATCAGCAACGACCTCTTGCATACTTTTAGGAAGACCTTCAAGAATATGTTGAACTTCAATTGCCTTTTTAGTAAACAAAGACTCAATATCTACAGTAGAGTCTAGTTTTTTATATAAAGATTCTAGTCCCAAATGCTGAACCATTTCTTTATCATCAATATATATCCATGGCTCTCTGACGAATTTAGGTTGAGATGATTTCATTGCTACTAATTCTTCTGCATCAACCCATTGTTCATCACCATATTTATTCCAAACAATTTCCATACCATTCCGTCTAGAAATATATTGCAATTTTGAACTTGTAAGGTTTTTACAAAGTATCTCACGATCAAGATCAATCTTTTTCTTTCGTGAACGAGACACTATCTTAGTGGGAGGAATAGATTGAATTGTTTCCTCTTTTTCAACAGTTTCTGTCTTTGTAGTTGTTTTTCTTGCTACCATTTATGTAACACTCCTTGTATTCTATGTTTAATTTATTAATATAATAAGATTATGAGAATTGATATTGACCATAAAGAGTATTAAACATCGTTGCTACACCAAAACGATCAATAAATTTATATTCCATACTCATATCCATATTAGTTGTACCATCAGAAACTTCTTTGATGAGTGGCTCACCTTCATGAACGAGTTTAATAGGTTTAACATCAGACGGCATGATAAACAGGCGATCGTCAGTAATCTGGAAGTCGAAAGTATTTGGAACGTGAGACTGAGTAATAGGAAGGAGGTTATAACCTTTCCAATACTGAAGAATTCCAACCTGATTCAAATGATCTTTCATACCATCACTAAGAGTTTCAACATCAGATAGTTTTGCAAGAGCAGTTTTCGTTCCGGAAATCGTTACGCTAGAATTCTGGTTTGCTGCCTGAACGTGTGCGGCAATTTCAAGAAGAGTCTGCTCCGTAAAAGTACCAGTACCTTTAAATTCAGCAGGAAGATAATCAATCGTTCCAAGAAAATCAGTGTAAATACGATTTTGTACCTCGTTAACAAATGCAGCAGAAATCTTATTAATCAATGCGCTCCAATCAATACGACCAGCTAAGAAGCGAAGGAAGTCGGTATATACCGAAGCAGAAAGCGGTTCAGTTGGGACAGTTACACTTTCACCAATATTTAATTTCTGACGACGCATATCCCAGTGGTTGCCCGCATGACGAGCGACAGAGAGAACAGTACGATCTTCCACATAAAATTCATTAGAATCACCAAGATTAACATCACGGCGTTCTACAAATTGTTCAAAGAAAGGATTAGCAAATCCTTCTGTAATTGTCTGAGAAAGAACCTCTTCCATAACTTCAAAGATTTCAATCTTGTGACGGCGGAATTGTTTGTAATTAGGCTTGTCCGTACCAAGAATGTCAACAAAAGCTTTACGAAGTGTATTATTACCTTCGGCAGCAGAAAATTTAATTAGAGAGCCTTTATAGAGATCAACACCGACCTGAATAAGACCATTTTTTTCATTTACGTCCATTTATTATAAATCCCCTTTATGTATAATTTATTTAATATAATTAGTTAGCCAATACACGGATAACAACGAGTTTACTCAAATTACCAACGACACCCTGTTCACCAACAATGGTATTCGTGCCAATTGTTTCAATTGCTTCAACACGACCAACAAAACGATGAGCCGCTGCATCTGTTACTTCTGCAAGTTTATTAGATGCATTAGCAAGAACAACACTATTACCTACAACTGGTTCAGCAGCCAAAGCCGTGATTGCATCTTCAGATACGGAGAAAATGTCATCTTCCTGAAGTTCATAAGCACGGCATACTGTATTTGCAGCAATACCAAACTTCTTCAAATCACCATCAGTTGTTCTAAATTGTTCATAGTTGATTTCTGGTTGTGCAATAAGGATAGCCTTATCCGTTGCTACAGCGGAAGGTTGATTCAAAGCACGAACTTCACGTTCACCTGCTAAAAGATTACCTACAACACCAACCTGACCATTTTCAAGGGCAGTAGTTGCCTGAACTGAATAAATATGACCACCGTATACAGATTTCACGGCATCAAGACGTACGATACTAGTCATTTATATAAAACCTCCATTTTAATGTTTAAATTATTTATTAAACTTATCAAATAGCCCGCCATAAAGACTGTTGCCTTCATCGTGAGTTTCGATAGTAGTAGAAATCTTAACTACTGAATCTTTTTTACTATTAACTTTTGCAAACTTAGCTTTCTTTTTACCAACAAGCGCAAATAGATGAGATTCCAAATCTTCAATACTAAATTTTGATGCTTCAACTTTAACTGCTTCAATTTCATCTTTTTCTAATTCGGACTCAAAACGAGAAAACAATGCTTCTTCAGCATTTCTTCTTTCTTCTTTTGTCTTATCAGCTTTAAACTTTTCAAGAGAGGAAACTTTTTCTTCCAAAGCAGAATATTTATCTTGTTCTGTTTGAATATCTTTGCTATATTTTTCTTCAGCTTGCTTTTCAGTTTTCTTAATAGCAAAATCTACATCTTCTGAAGGAACGACAATTTCATCAATTGCAGTACCATCTGCACCTTCAAAATCTACAAACTGCACTTTTTTACGTGCTTTTGTATCAAAATTGATAGTTACTGCATCACCATTTACACTGTAAGCAAAGCCATACAATTTATATTGATCTGCTCTATCAATGGCAAATACTTGAGTCATTGATTCGTCATAATCAACATAACGATAACGAGAATATTCATAATCCCAATCATCTTTAATTTTTTCTTTACTAAGAACGTTTTGCATTTCTTCAACAAATTGTTCACCAGTTAAAGCAAATTGTGCATCATTTTTAGATTTAATTTCTTTCAATTTAGACTCTAAATCTTCTAATGAAAACTTTTCTAAATCAATATTTTTTGCTTTCAAATCTTCTTCAGAAATAGAATATTTCTTTAGAAGTTCAAGTTTATCATCCAACTTGTTTAAACCTCCTTCTTTGGTATTGTCTACTTGTTTACTAGATTTTAATGAAAATTTAAGTTCAGATAGCATTTGTTTGAACTGCTTTTTAAAGTCATCTTTATTAAGTGAGTATCCAGCAATAGACGCTGATTCAAAGCATGGTTCAACTTCACCTTCACCATTTTTTTCAATACCTAGAATACATAGAGCAGAGAATACAAAACTTTTTACATTATAAGTTTGTTGTCCGTCAATTTCTTCAAACTCTCCATCCTCAACTTCAATTTCCATACTCTGCCCATATGGTTCATTGAGAAGATCATCGAGTTCTTCGTATCTACCTGTCCATAAATAAGCATCATCAATAACTAGATAATCATGGACATCTCCCTTTTCTTCTGTGATAGATTCCCAATGAATATTGGCACTTTCAGGAACGAAACCATAAGGTTGTGTCGTCTGAATGTATTCAATTCCTTGATCAGACAAAACAATTTTTCCACCATGACTTCCAAAATTATCTTTTTCCTTTAAATATTCACCAATAATGGGAATACCAAAAATAGAAGGTAGAGCATTTTCAACAGACTCTTTAGAAAAATATGTATTGTTTCGATTATTTCCTGTGTATAATACTTTGACTGTTGCCTTACTAAATAGAGGATTGAGTTTCTCTATATTAGATAAGTCAATATCAAATTTTAGGGTTTTCTTCTCACCCAACAAATCTCACCACCTTTAATGGAATAAGCCAAATACTAACGTTCAGCATTAGCATCTGTTTCTTTTGTTTTAGCACCAGAATCAGATAAATCTTCTGCATTTGAAGATGGTCTACCTTGTGAATCTGAAGATTGAGTAAAACTGGTAGCAAGAGGGAGAAATTTTTCTGTAAGATTTAGCACATCATTTTCAAGGAAGACCATATTTTGAACCGAAGATGGGGAAATACCATATGAGGCACATAATTGCATTTTTACAGGTAATCCACTTTGAGCAGCACTAAGTAAATTATCTTGAATATCTTTATAATTTTGATTAGTAATGTCCAAGAATTTAGCTCTAAATTTATATTTTCCATTCAATCGTTTTAATTTTCGATTGACCCAACGCTCAATTTGACGCAGGAAAGAAAACATATTTTGTTCATCAACTTTCAAAGAAGCGGCAAGACCACTAGCGGATACTGCACTTGTACTAAATAAAAATTGACTAATACCTGCGTCACTATAAAAAGACTGTTCAGCTTGTTGTGGATTGTCTGGATCTGTTCCTGACCTATTTAATTTAATCGCATCAATATCCATAGGTGAAGTTATCATGCCAACTTCATCAGGAAGTGATTCTGATGCCCGATTGTGAAACAATGTTGCTGTGTCCATATCAACAAGCAAACCATTCACTTCATCCTGTTTCATCGGAATCTTTTGAACAAGAACCATATAATTATCCATTTTATGCTTTAGTTTTTCCCGTTCTCGATTCTCATTCAAATCAAAAATACTTTCAATGATAGCAGCGAAGGGGGGAATCACATAATCAATATCTTCATTAAATTTTAAGCATATTGTTTTATTGGAATCCAATTCTTGCCAACGTTTACCTGTTTTGTCTTTTTGATAAAGTTTATATTTTTGTTGAAATTCGTCTGGATAACGAGATAAATATTTAGTATGTCCATCAAAGAAGGAGAAATCGAAAGAATAGTTTCTGACTCCATCTTCAAAAGAACTAACCGCACAAAGATTAGGATCAAAAGTCATAATATAATATGAGTCCGATGTTGATAATTCATAGCCATAAACAATATCTTCACGCATTACAAGACGCATAACTTTTACTAATTCATGTTGCAAATTCATATTATCCATATAGTTTAAAACTTCTTGATATTGTGCTTGGAAAGTGGAAATTTTAACTTGTGTAGGATCAATACCATATGGTTCAATAATGTAATTAAAGCGAAGTAAATTAGCAAAATACAAAATTAATTGTCTGAAATGAGGAGAATTGCCATATAGAAAACGAACAAGATTACGAATCTGTTTTTCATATTTAATTGGTTGCTCAAGGAAAGAAATAACTTGTTCTTTAGGATATTTATGAAAAAGAAGATTAGTTTCTCCCCAATTATCAGACATCGTATTTAGATCATTAACAATTAATTTTCTCATCTGAGCAAAAGTTATAGGGGTAAATTTTTGTTCTTTTGTATTTGACGAATCTTTGGTAGTGGATAGGGGAGAGGGGGATTCCGAATTAGTATTAGGTGTATCTGCCAAATTATACACCTCCAATCTATTATTTAATATTATTGATTAAATTATATAATCTTAGGCTTTTTTACCATAAAGAATTTGTTTACGTCAATGCTAATCTTAGGCTTATCTGTAATATTTTTACGTCTTAACTGTTTTAAATACCACGCAAGCATTGCAAATGTATATGCTCTATCATCATGCATTTTATTTTTCTTTTCTGGTGCTAAGTCGTAACTAATAGAACCATTACCATTTTTTGTACCATACATATTTACTAATTCTTCTTTAGCAAGATCAATTTGTATCAATGACATAATTTCATCTTGTGTTAAAGAATATTCTTCTACTTCAGCTAACTTTTCAACTTTTCCAGTTTGTTCATTTTTTTTGCTTTTTTCTTTCATAATGGAAAGTTTTCCCTTTGAATCATATTCCGATGGAAAAGTAATAAGATTTAATTTTGTCATCTCAATTAGTGAATCAAATAACTCGACCTTAAATTTACCAGGAGCAATAAGTTTTATAGTGTCTCTATCTGCGTTAGGATATTTACTTGCATAAGGTTCGTATGTCTTATTCCCAATAGAACCATATTCTAAATCAATGAAACCTCTATGTTTATGTCCCGTTTCATCAGTCCAATCTTCGAGCAAATTGTCTGCCCATGAAGATACACCACCACCACCAGCTCCACTATCAATCAATACCTGCATGACATTCTCGTATTCAGCACTTCTATTACCGTTATAGGCAAGCAGCATTCGTTTAAAATCTTTTTGTTGATCAGGAGAACTAATTGGTCTTTTAAATTTATTCTTAGAATCAGACCAACAAACACAATTAACTATTCTCATTTTATATCCAACATCAGGATCTTCATATATTTCGCCAATTGAGCAAATAGCATTATCATTAGTACGAGCAGGGTCAATAGCAAAAACAAACTTTTGTCCACCTTGATTTGCTAAGATCGGAGGATAAACTTCGGAGTTATGTATAATCGTTGCACGTTTAACAATCTGTTTATCAGATCCCTCAGATGTAAAGATATTCTTATATTCACGCATACCTTTTTCGGGATTTTCACGCATTTTAGCATCAATAGTATCTTGAGATAGAAGGGGGACAGGATATAATTTCCCATTATATGTAGCATTAACTACAATATCAGAACTAATATCTGCTACAAAATAGTCTTTATCACCCATAATCATTCTCTTAGAATACTC